ATGGTGTTAATAATCTTCTCAATGAAATTATTAAGTTACAACATAAGACAGGTTGTGGAGAAATTATTTATATTGATGAACAACTTTCTGATTTAGAGATAGCAAGTATATATAAAAATGCCTCTTTTATTGTACATCCTTATCGTGCAGAAGGTTTTGGTATGCATATTCAAGAAGCTGTAGCCTGTGGTTGTTATCCTTTCTTACCCGATACCGGTCCTCATCAAGATTTTATACCAGAAGAAGTAGGTATACGTTTTGCTACACAGCCACAACCTATTAATATTACTGATCCCCAATATTTTGCTCTTAAACCTGGAGATGCAACTACTTTAATGAGTACTCATACTTTTATTAATGAACCGCATGTAGATGACGTTAAAAATAAGATTATGGGAATTTATCATCATCATCAAAAAAATAAATTGATAGCAGATGTAAAAAATGTTAAATTAGAAAATACATGGCATAATGTATGTAAAAAATATGAGGAGGTGTTAAAAAATGTCTCAGAGTATACACAATCAAACAGGCTCTCTTGATGAAAAGATATTAAGAGATTTTCATTTTCATCCACCTACTATCAATGAAGAGGTACAAGGTGAGTTACCAAAAATTTCTAATAAAGCGAAAATTTTTATTCAAGACAATTTAGAACAAGAAAATTCTTTTTTTAGATTTGGTGTCTCTGGAGGCGGGTGTTCTGGTTTTAACTACTTAATGGATGAGGATATAGATATTAAAGAAGATGACATTGTATTTTGTGAAACACCTAAAGCAATAATTGATGCCACAAGTTTAAAATACTTATACGGTTCTACTATAGATTTAACACAAAATGGTTTTGGAAAGTCATTAGTTGTAGATAATCCAGGGGCAGCACAAAGTTGTGGCTGTGGCACCAGTTTTAGTTTTGATCCTGATGTCTGGGATGATTAATTTTAAATGGATTTTAAAAGAAAGTAAACTTCCTTGGTTAAAATTAAATATAGAGTTTCCGCATGAAAAAATGTTACAGGAGGCTAAAGCCTGTAAACACCTTTTTGTTAGCCATAGGTCAGAAGATGAAATACATGGGTATAGACATTCGGGTTGGTCTAGTTTATGTCTTCATGGTATCTCCTCTACCCATACTAATCATTTTACTTCATACGGATATAAATCCAATGCTGAAACTCCCTATAAATGGACTAAACTCTCTGATTTATGTTGCGAGACTACTAAATGGTTAACTGAGGTTTATCCTTGTGATATTTATTATCGTGTACGCTTTATGTTGTTAGCGCCTGGAGGATTCATAGCCCCCCATAATGATATGAATAAACACGTATTATCTCCTGTAAATATAGCATTAAACCACCCAAAAGGATGTGTTATGAAAATGGCACATCACGGAACTGTTCCGTTTAAAGAGGGAGAAGCATATGCTCTTGATGTTGGTAACACTCACGCTTTATATAACAAAAGTAATGAAGATAGATATCACATAATAATACACGGAAATTACAAATCAAACGACAAATGGAAAAAATTAATTGAAACTAGCTACGAGAAAAATGGGATTAAATAAAAATTATATAGTAGGTATTTTAGATGATAGTTTTGTTATTCCTAATGCGACAGCTGCACAAAAATCTAAAGAGCTTACAGAATTTTTTACAAGATTTAAATATTTTGGTAAAATATTATCAGGAACTTCTGTAAATGAAATCTTAGATAAAGCATTAAATGAAAATGTTAAATACTGTGTAATTCAATGTGTAGGACATTTAATAAAAGAAGCACATTTTTTTACCTTACTAGAAAGATGGATGGCTTCTCATAATTTTTTTATTACTGGTCATATAATGGATAAAGAAAATCCTAATTCTGCCCATCCAGAAGGAGAAGGATATTATGGTTTACATAAACAATGTCTTTTAGTAAATTTAGAATATTATAAAAAATTTGATAAACCTGTTTATGGTGATAAAAAAAGTATAAATAAAGAGCTATTAGTAAAAGCACAACGACATGTTCATAATATACATGATGATTATACTCCTTTATCTCTTAAGCCTACAGAAGAAACAATAAGCTGTACTCCTTTAGTAGATGGTTGGAATTTTATAAATAAAAGTTTAGAAAATGGGCTAACTGTGTATAATTTTCATCCTAAAATTAGAGAACAAAAACAGTATGTATACCCAAATAAAAGTGCAGCAGAATTAAATTATCAATTATCTTGGATAAATAATATAATAAGTTATGCTCCTACTTGTGTATTTTTATGGAATACTGAGGGATATCGAGATTTAAAATATATAAAATTATCTAAGCCAATAGATCATATTTATTCAGTTGCTGCTGCTTTTAAACCTAATTTTATTTTAAATTATTTTGAATTTAAAGATACTACAAAAATTACTTATTTTGATTATAGTAAACAAGCCTTAGCATATAAACGTATGTTATTAGAAAATTGGGACGGAGAAGATTATCCTAGATTTATACAATGGGCAAAATCTAAATATGCTATAAATGAAACTGCCGGAATTAGAACGGAAAATGAAACTACAGAAGATTTATGGATAAGAGAGCTTAAATATTGGAAATCAGAGAAAATCTTAAAAAATCATTGGCAAAACTATAAAACTCTTGACCATAAGTATATTCATTGCGATATTTGTAAAAATCCAGAAAAGCTAACTAATAAAGTTACTAATGAAGGCACTCAAGTAATATGGTGGAGTAATGCTTTTCATACAGTTAATGCTCATTATTTAAGAGGTTTACAAGGTGTTAAAAAATGTTATACTGAATGGATGTCACAATTATATAATAAAAATCAAAATCTTTATATTATGGGTAAGGATTATGTTAATAAACCAGTTGAAGGTTCAACTTTAAAGGAATATTTAAATGAAAATAAGTGATGATAAACTTAAACTATTTGATCTTGAAGGAGATCTAAAAGATTATTTAAAAATAAATGGACTAAAAGACTCTGCAGTAGATGAACATATTACTCGTTGGAAATCAATAGATAAAAACTCTTCTACTAATGAAAAAACAACGATGGTTGTTACTGAAACGGATACAGCAGTAGAAACAAAATAAATGAATAAAGATTTTGGAACTGCGTTTCATAAAAATAATGGAAATGCTGTCAAAGTTACTGTCAATGAGTTTAGAGAGAATCTATACTTACATATTAGAGAATACGCAATGGATGGTGACACAGGACAATGGTTTCCTACAAAGAGTGGTTTTGCACTACCAGCAGATGAAGTTTGCTCTCTATTGCCTCTCCTAGAAGAAGCAGCTGCAGAAGTTAGTAAAAGATTTGTATATACTACTCAAATAGAATTTGAGTTTGGAGAACAATATGAGCGTTAAAGCTTGGAGCGATGAACAAGAAAATGAATTAATTTCATTATATACTAAAGATAGCATTAAAGATGTACATGAACTTGCCAAACACTTTGGAAAAGGGTATCGTAGTGTTATAAGTAAACTTGTTCAATTAAAAATATATGAGAAACCAGAGATTGATGAAGCAGATAAAGGACAAACAGTAAAAGTTATGCTTCGAGATCTTGAAAATTTACTTGAAATACAAGTTGAAGGTACAAATTTAAATAAAAAAGAAAATTTATTTAAATTACTAACTGCAATTAAGGATGTATTAAATGTCTAAAGCAAATTACATGTATGGACAAGAAGCAAATACTAGTATTAAAGCAAATGAAAGAGAACCTTATTGGGATTATATGTATGGACACGAAGAAGACTGGCTCAATATTGAAAGAGAACCTTATTGGGATTATATGGCTCGTAGAGGTGCTGGAGGAAGTTCTAAGGAAATAGAATCTTTTGTGAATAAAAATGAAAATATAGCACAAGATGTATATCCAGTAAGAGAAGACGTACCCGCTGATCTTTGGGGTAAACCTGTAGCTAAAGATCCAGACAAATGGGCGTACGAAAATAAAATAAGACTTGACGTGGGTGCTTCAGTAAACAAAAATGAAGCATTATCTAAAGACATGGTAAACCATCCTTCTCACTATAATAAAGGAATTGAAACTACAAAATACATCAAATCTTGGGACATGAATTGGAATCAAGCTAATGTAATTAAGTATGTTTCTCGTTATAATTTAAAAAATAAAAATGATGTAAACCTTCAAATACAAGATTTAATGAAAGCTAAATGGTATTTAGAAGATTTAATAAAAGAACTTGAAGAACACAATCCATATTAAAAAATATCTTGTCATTGCCCTTTAAATATGTTACATTAATATTTCAACAGAGGATCAAGGCATGAACTACCCCCAGTTAAAGAACTACGTTCTTGAGCATTCCCGCAAATATTATGACTTATCAACGTCAAGCATCTCCGATGAAGAGTGGGATCAAGCTTATGA